TAGATCAGGGAATGCTTCTCGTAGTGCAGCAACAACTAATCCCTTACCGCAACCAAAATCTAAAATACTTTTTACATTGTATGCTTCAATACATCTTAAAACCTCCTTAGGGATTTTAGATCTATTACCAAAAGATTTACGTTCGTGAAGTTTTTTTAAATTTTCTGCGTAGTCCGGGGTGACTGTCATTTTTGAAATCCTACAGTATCTCTTTCTATGTCTTCGTGATCAAATTCTGCCCAATACAATTCAAACGCCACAGTATCCTCTACCGCTTCAAATTGATGATATTCACCTGGTGCGACTTTAGTATATTGTCCCGCAGTTAATACTGTTTCATCTACGAGATCGTAACTATTTTTCCACACACGAATAATAAGTTTTCCTGATTCTACAAAAAATCCGTTCCACTTAAATTTGTGTTTGTGTTTAGAACAGACACCCCCTCGTTTTGCCTCAATTCTGTGAAATTCTAAAACGCCATTGGCTTCTAATAGATCGGTGAGGCCCCACACTTTTCCTTGTTTCATAATATTTTACTCATATCAATAATTTCGCTTTGTCTGCTTACTTCTTTTGTAAAATAAACACACTGCGGTTTATGTCCATCTTGTATAGGCACTGCTAATAAGTTATTATTTTTAAGTTTTGGAAAAAACCATTTTACATCATTATAAAAATTTACTATTTCAATCCTATGGAAATTGATTTTGAAACTGCTTAAAGGATTGAAACAGAATGCTTCAAATCCTCTATCATTAAGGCTAGTCAGGGGCAATATTTCAATGTCATTTCCAGTATCACTGTCTCCCACAGCAATTGACCAATCAATCGGCATAGTAATTTCATGCCCATCTATATTTAACACCATCGCCGGACTGTTGAAACTTTCAAGGAAAATCAAAGGGACGAAAAAGAAATCTGGTTCTTTAGGATCACTGTTATCTAACACAGCAAATCGCATGTCATCATCAACCTCCTCAGGTAAATGATTTAAATCATAACTTTTATTATCTAACGTTAATATAAACATATTATTTCCAATCAACTTTTTCTAGTGCGAAAGGGTATTTCGCCTCTTTATAAAATTTCTTCCTCTGCGTAAGATGGCGCTTGGCATACTTACAGGTGGATGTGATATCCCAGATTTGTACGAAATCTTTATCTTCTGCTTTGCGAATACCTCGTCCAATGCTTTGTATAACTCTGACAAAGCTTTTTCCGGGCTCCAAAAGAACCAAATTAAAAATCCTAGGGATATTAATACCCACAGCGGCCACACCGTAAGTCGCCACAATAATCTTGTTATCAGTAATTGCAACTTCATCATATTCCTCTTTTCTATCTTTAGTTTTAACTTTACCAGAAATGAACACAGATTCATCTAATTCATTCACGATGAAATTGCCACTGTCTATTCTGTTGACTAGTACCAATGTATTACCGCTTTCAGCAATAGTTCTAATCAGTTTGCTGATGTAGATCATACGATCCTCGTCCGCCACAAGATAATTTAATTCCTCTGCATATGTAGCAAACTCAGGGAGATCTAATAGTTGTACTACGTTAACGTGGCAGTTGCTGAGAACGCCCTTTTCTTGTAACTCATGTGCCTGTATCTTGTACACCACAGGACCTATACTGGCAAAAATAGCCTGACTTTCAAAATCTTCTTTCGGTATCGTCCCCGTGAGTCCCCAACGTATAGGAGCGTTGCAGAAGTTCTGCGTAAGTAAATTTTTTAATACTTCTGCTTTGGCCATATGTACTTCGTCTACTATAACAGTTCGTACATCTTCTAAAAATTCTGCTAGTGTAATTAACTCCGTCTCTTGATTTTTTGTTTTTTTGTCTAAAATATTTAGACTTTGCCAGGTGCAGATTGTATGTGTACGATTCAGTTCTTTTCTATCTCCATAATATACACCTACGTCTAATCCTACATTGATAAAATCTTCTTCAGTCTGTTCAACAAGACTTTTGTTAGGCACGATAGTAATTGTGCGACCATATGGTTCGCATACTTTACTTAATGTTGCAGTTGTAATAGTTTTACCAAATCCTGTGGCAATTTCCTGTAGACACTGTGGGGTTTCTAGGAATTTGTTGATAACTTCTACTTGGTCATCTCTAAGTCTTATTGGTTGGCCTTCAAATCTATGGCCTTTTGGCCAGACTTTGTTGCCCCAAAAATCTTCAGCGACCTTGGAAAAGTTAATCTTTATGGGCTGTCGTCGATCCTCTACTTCTTCAACGTCAATTCCATGGTCAGATAATATTTGTAGAATTTTCTCGAGTTGATTTACGTATCCATTGCCGCCTACTCCGAATAGTGTGGTGGTTCCATCCCACCTACCTAACTTGTATCGCGGCATGTATCTGGCGTAAGGTATTTCATATTTGAAGGCATTACTGAGTTTTCGCCTGACTTCTAGCGGCAACCCCTCAAGTTTAATGTTAACTTCGTCTTTGATTATTAATTTACACAATTTCTTCTACTGATGTTGAGAATGGCTTCTTATCTTGGTAATAAATTACCAAATCACAATACGCTGTATATAGATTCACTCTATTTGATCCTAATGTTTGACATAATAAAAGAACAGACTTTGGCTGCCATTTGTTTTTAAATAAAAATTTTGGGATTTTAACGTTTGTGATACCAACGACCTCTGTTAAATTATTTAACTGTTTATTGTAGGCCTTTTGGGCGATAAATTCATTGAATGGTTTACCAATTTCAGAATTTTCGTACCTGAAATAAATTCCTACATTGTCAGTCAAATTATTTTCTTCTAAAGCAGCAGACAACAATTTAAGATTTTTCAGTGATTTTTCAGGCGTAGAATCAAAAATTACCAACAAAGGCAGTCGTTTTAATTTTGTTATGGTATTAATTATTTGGTCTAATTGATAAATTGTCTTAGATAAAAATATCCTTGTTTTTTTTCTTGTAGCAATTTTCTCTATTAGTGTTTTCTCAGTCTTTTTTTCATAAAAACTGTCAGAAATTTTATATTGGAAAGCAATTTTCCTATCTTCTAATAAAAGATTTCGAGAATCTATGGTTCCAACTTCATCTATTACTTTCTTTAGCAAATGATCATTAGTTGTTTTTTCTATATAGATTAAATCATCATCCCCGGCCATCTTAATTTGATGGATTTGTTCAAAAATTTCCATAATTTTAGGATCAATTATAATTTTTTCATCCATAGCAAATTCAACAATATCATACAAAATATTTTCAGTATATGCTACCTGCCAAATTGATTTTTTAATTTTTATAACTGGCTGTGTGATTAATTTTTTCCGCAGATCTTCAAATTTTTTGGATGATTTTTTGTCTGGACGATAGGCAATTTCAATATAGACTTTGTTGGGATCTGATCCAGTAATAAATTTTACATGCTGTGGCCTATTAATAATCCTAAATGGTTTATCCCATTGCGGTGAAGTCAACAATTTTTCATCAATGGTGAGTTTATTGCGATTTTTTGTCAATAAATCCACGGCTAAAATCGCCTGACGTTCGGTCAGATACAAACCAGACTCTAATTGTCCGGATAGGCTAGCTAGTATTTCATCTGCTCTAACATCAAACAATTGAAGCGGTCGACAATTTTTGTAATTTTTGATAAATTTATCTAAAGTTAACATAAGTTATAATTTTACACGGATTGAAAAAAGAAGTCAATCATTATCTAAGAGTAAATATTCAATATTTCTGTAATTTAAAACCATGACACGATCAATATCAGTAGTTACTACATTTAATCAAGCCGGATATGAAAAATACGGTCAACGGATGATTAGAACTTTCTTACAAAATTGGCCGGCTAATGTAATTTTACATGTATACTCTGAAAATTGCACAGTGAAAGAGAATGCACCCAATCTTCATGTTCATGATTTACATGCTGAAAGCCAAGATCTAGTTAATTTTAAAAAGAAATGGGCAACCATACCATATGCCAATGGCGACATAACCAGTATGCCACATTTAATGAATCGCAAAGATGTTACTAAATCATTTAAATGGGACGCTATAAGGTTCAGTCACAAAGTTTATTCTATTTTTCATTGTGTAAATATCTGTGACAGTGATTTGTTATTGTGGATGGACGCTGATATCATATGTCATGAACCTATCAGCCATGAACGTATTAACGAACTTTGCCACAGAGACAAAGATTTGTGTTATCTGGGAAGAAAAGGCAAATTTAGTGAATGTGGGCTGTATTCTTTGAATTTGAGATCCGATACTTGCAAACTTTTCTTAAAAGAATTTCAAAGAATGTATGATGAAGCCGAGATCGGCATTTTTAATTTAATTGAATGGCACGATAGTTTTGTATTTGATGCCGTAAGACAAAAAATACCGTCATTGAAAGCACTTGATTGGAGTGGCCATTTGATCACTGGAGAAGGTCATCCCTTAATTAACTGTGAATGGGGGGCATATCTAGATCATTTAAAGGGAGATAGGAAAAATCTTGGACATAGTAAACCAATCGATCTTAAAATTAAAAGAAAAGAAAAATATTGGAGTAAAATTAAATGAAAGAACACCGTGGTTTCTGGTTTCCGACCTATGATGACCATTTTCCGAGAATGCTAGATAAGAGTCTAAAGAATGATGGTGTGATTAGATATCAATGGCGGGCAAGAGAACTGGCAATTAATCATTGTAAACAGCGCCGGATATGCGTAGATATAGGTGCCAATGTGGGATTATGGAGTTGTGAGTTGGTTGGTCACTTTGATCATGTGATCGCATTTGAACCTGTATTAGAATTCCGCCTGTGTTTTCAAAAAAATGTCAAACAAACAAATTATACCATACATCCGGTGGCATTAGGCCGAAACGAAACCATGATTAACATGAATATTGTGCAAGGAAACACAGGACACAGTCATGTAGACACAAGTTCAATAGGTTCTGGATCCATCCCAATGAAAACTCTAGACAGTTTTTACCTTAATCATGTGGATATGATAAAAATTGACGTTGAGGGGTTTGAGGAAGAAATTTTATTGGGTGCTGAACAAACTATTTTATCAAATAAACCAATATTAGCCATTGAACAGCAAAAACATGAATATAAAAATGCTACTGTAGAACTGCCTTCTGTGGCAATCTTAGAAAAATGGGGTTACGTGGTTGTCGGTCAGGTTAAAAAGGACTGGATACTGAAATGGAAGGAGTAATTACAGTGTTTTATTTTATAAAAGGTAAAAATTTCTGGTAAATTAGTCCCCGTCTACTTTCCTCATCGGTCCAGTGACAGGCAGCAAGATCAAAAATCCATTGTTGCCTGTCGGGAAATACAGGATTTAGTAATTGACTTATATCTTTGTTAGCAACCTCCCAACAGACGCTACTACTGTCATCTGCAAACAATGGTACCCCATGTAAAATACTTGCAACACCACTGCTACTGTTGAAAACAAAGGCACATTTAGCGTGTTTTAGGTCTTTCATCAATGGTCTTCTTAGGCTGTCA